GTCATTCCTTGTGGAGCAAAGTAATATGCCTCTTCTCTGATCATAGACATAATATTTCTCTGCCACTGTTTCATCGGAGCATGTTCAATCAGAAATAGAAGGAGATCTTTATAGGGTTTCTTAAGACTTTTTGCTTCCTCTTCTTCAAGTTCTTTCTTCTTTTCTTTTTTAAGTTTTTCAATTTCATCATCAGGATTAACAAATTTGTCCATATAAAATTTATCTGCAGAAACTTTAATTCTGTCTATATTCTGAGATTCTAAATCTATGTTCTTGTCTTCTTGTTCTTCTGGTGCTTTACTCTTTGCCATTAATATTTCATGTCTATCAATGTGTTGTTCTAAACTTGAGCAGATATCAATGAAATCTTCTACTTCTTTTTCTCCATATAGATCTATATATTGACTTACAATCTTAGCATGATTGCTGAATTGATTGATCATTTTTCTATCTGTATTGGAAAACCAGATATTGTTTTTAAAGAAATCAGCATGTCCATAGACATGAGCCATAACTAATTTCTGATCTACTAATGTATTATTTGTCATTAGATATGCATATACAGGATCTGTATTTACAACCATCTCTGATATTTTAGATAGACCGTAAAAATATTCTTTGTACATATGAGAATATGATTGTCCAAATTCCCAGTGAGAATATCTTTCCATGAAACCTGTTCTTGCAGCTATCTGATAAAGATCATCTGGTGAAACCATTTCAAAGACAGTTTTAAAAAAATCAAGCTTTTCTTCTATAGCGATATCTTCTATTTTATATTTCCATTCTTTAAGATAATAAGGAAATTTTATTACTTGATCAAATTTATTATATGATTTTTCCATATCTAGTTGCCCTTTCCCAGCATGCTATGTATAACATTATAACAATCATTTCTAGAACTAGCTTTTGTCATTACAGTTTTTTCTTTAAACTCTTTATCTTCGCCAAATTTACCAATTAGATGATCTGAAAAATTTTTATAATTTGACATATAAGAATATTGACCAGAAAGCATGCATAAACTTAGCTGATTTACATTCGGAAGTATACTTTCTAATATTATTTTTGCTGTCTCTTCATCGTCTTCAGAATTCCAATTTTGATAATCTCCAAAATAAGCACAATAAATATTCCAATCAACTGAAGGATAAAATGTTCTCATTCTATCATCTAATATTTTAAATGCGCTTGAAATTAATGTTCCGCCTCCAGGAGTTAATTTATAAAATCTCTCCTTATCAACTTCTGCAGCTTCTGTATCATGTAAAATATATCTAATATCTACATCATGATAAAACTTTTTTAACCATATTTCAATCCAATAGCATATTGTTTTTACTATATCTAATTGTTCATCTGTCATAGAACCGGATACATCCATCATGTAGAATATGACAGCATTATTCATAGGCATAGGTTTAGTTTTCCAAGATTTATATACAACATCATCTGTATAAGGTATTATTCTCGGAGATATTGGATTATATTGATTAGATTTAAGTTGTTTAAGAATAGTTTTAAGAATAGTTCTTTTTTTGTGTCTTAATGTTCGAGGTCCAGTAGAAGCAACAGTATTATATTTGTTTTTATAACCCTTCATCATTCTCTTGCCTTTTGGTAAAATATTAGGCAATGCTAATTCTTCTCCTAACATCTCAGCTAATTCTTCTATATTCAATTCTGCATATTGTGAATGTCTGCCTTTTTCGTTACTAGCTTTACCTATTTCTTCTTCATCTGGATCAAAATCGACTATATCACCAACTTCTCCATCACCTCTACCAACAGAGCCAACTTCTCCTTTACTATATTTTATAGTAGGAATATGAATAGATTCAATTGGAATTTTTATGGAATCTTTACCTCTAACAGAATTTATCTCACCATTAATAACTTTCTTTATCTTATCTTTGGCATTCTCACGCAATTTTTTTCTAAATCTATCAGCGTCTTGTAAAGTTGAACCCATTATTTATATCTCTCTTAAACGTTTATGAAGTCACTTTTGGATTTGACCTACTCATGATAGAACTTACGAAATTCAAACTATCAGTTGCACAATTATCGCAATAACCATATTCACTAATTAATCTTCCTTTAACTATATCTATTTTAGCTTGAGTATCTGAATCTACTACACCCGTAACAAGCTGATTAAGTTTAATTGTGTCTTTCTGATCTTCAAACAATTTCAGTTCAAGAGCCATTTGCAATCTTGGATTAGACTTATAATCAAATTTCTTTCCGTCTACAGCTAACCCTCCAATATAGTTCATGATTGCAAGTCTGAAATCTCCTTTTCTTTCATCTGGAATATCAATTTTTTCTTCAATTGCTCGCATCAATCTTTCATCTGGCTCTTCATCTTTACCAGTATATTTATTTTTAACCTTTTCTTTTGAAGTGAAAGCTTTAATATTGTCGATATAATTCTGACAAATTCTAGCTAAACCTTGATCATCTGCTGCAATAGCTCTCTGAACTTCTCTTTTTACAATGTATTCATACTCTTCTTTTACATCATTTAATAAAGCTCTAAATTTCTTTCTTGTTTCTGGAGATGAAGTAAGTGAATAAATATCTAAACCTTTGTCTAATTCATTCATTACCATGAATGGGTTAATACATTTGAATTCTGAATTAACAATTGCATTTGAAATCTTATCTTGAATATATCTTGGAGAAATCCCTTCCATACCTTCTCTAGATTCTGCTTGCATCATTTCTTTTACATGATCTTCTGTAAATCCAGGTAAAGTTTTACCATTATACAATTTCATTTTCTGTACAATTGATAATTTACCACCTTCAGGATCTCTCAGTCTTGTCAAAACTGACCACATTGCTGCAACCTCTAAAGTATGTGGAGCAATATGAGGATCTTTCATATTTTTAAATCTTTTTTCATAAATTTTCATTTCAGAATCAAGAATCTTAATATATGGAATATCTACTCGAACAGTTCTATCTCTTAAAGCTTCCATACTCTCGTTTTTTTGCAGGTTTACGAAATCGGAAGCATTACAATGTCCCAAAATTACTTCATCAATATCAACATGACTAAATTTCTTGGGTTTTATCTTATGCTCTTGTGAAGCAGTTAATAGATCATAAAGGAATGCTACATCTAATTTGAGAACTTCAATCATTTCAATCATACCTCTATTTGCTACACAAAATTCTCCATCAAAGTTGAATGCTCTTGGATCAGAATCTCTACCATATTCAGCAATTTTTCTATAATCAATGTCTCCAGTTAACTCTGTAGAGTCTTGATTCTTTTCATCTTTTGGTTGAAATGTAGCAATTCCTATTCTATCATCTTCTGAAAATACATATTTGAATACTTTAATATGATTGTCATAAATTTTTTCCACATCTCCGCTATATTTAGTCATCAGTTCATTGAAATAAAATCTGCATAAAGGACATAGATTACCTAAAGATTTTCCAAATCCAAAAGTTTCTCTATGCTCTAATGGAATTAGATGTAGAGGATCTTCGTGCATTGGACAGACTACTTCAGTCTTATTTTCATCATCTAATATCCATTTGAATGAATATACAGCTCCATCATCTTTCTTGCTGTATTCTTGAAGTCCCTTCTTCATTAGTCTAGCAATAGTAGATTTAGATGATCCTACTGGCCCATGTAATAGAAAAATTCTACTTTCTGTACCATAACTATTCGCAGCAGATTCAACTAGCTTTACAAGCTTCATTAAATGGGGATCTATTCCATATACTGCATCTAGACCATCTTCCATAGGATCATCAAAGAAATTATAATGAATTACTCTTTCTTTAAAATGAGTATATTCATTAGTCCCATGAGATAAAATCATGTCAAACATTCTCTGAAATGCATTTCTATATAACTTTGGATTTTCTTTACATAGATCTATATAATTATTGAAACTCCCCTCCCAGTGCTCCCTATCATACTTTGTCTGTTCTAACGCTGAGATAGATTTAAAATCCATTTTGTTTCACTTTCTCCTATTTTTATTATATGAACTGCTCTATGTAATTTCTATCTTCTGTGAATATTGGAATTTCATTATCTATTTTCCAATAACCTTCTATTTTAAAACAACACGCTCCTCTTTTAAAACTTGTTATTTCTTTTTCCCAACAAACATCAACATCTTCTAATAGCATCTGTTTGACTTCTTTTGTGCTCTTGCTATCTAATTGTTTGTGAGAAAAGTGTTTCTGTCCTAAACAATTTATACTATTTCTTTCACAGTCTTTCTGTCTCCAAATGAAATAATTGCAAACTTCTTCTTTGGGTAGAGAAAATACTCTGCAGTCAAAGAAAGCTGTTTGTAGTGGTACTTTTAATTTAATAGGTTGCAAATATATATTTGCATAAGCTGTACATAATGAAGCTGCTACAGAAACTATCTTTTGAATATTACCACCAAACCACTGTTCAGTTTCAAATGTTTCATAGTCTGTCAACAATAAAGAAATTTCATCTGATTGAGTATAAGCTAATTTACAGTTCTGAACTTCACCACACAAATCTAATATTGTATATTTGAAAGCATTCATTAGATCTTCGTCATACGGCTTTTTCAGATGCTTTGTAAATGTATGGAAAGCCTTGCCATCCAATCTGATAATTGCTGGCATTCTTGGAATTAGACGTTGTTCAGTGAAACATTTCTCAAATTTCTTCATGCGATCTGCGATATTTATCATAAAAACTCCTATGGATTGAATCTACTACCCCAATTATTATGGATTTCTTTATGACACTTCCTGCAAAGTATTAATCCATTCAATAAGTTTTCATCTTTTATTCTATCACAATTAGCTAAATAAGCAGCTTTATCATCGTCACAATCGAAAACAATATTACATTTTGCTAATTCCTCTTTTATTAATATGACCATAGGAACTATATGATGAGCATCTAATTGTTCTTTGCTTCCGCATTTTGAACATTTATCATATGCAGCATACATTTTATTGTACCATTTAAATCTTCTACTGACTTCTATTTTAACTTTAACTGTTAGAGTGTGAAATCTACCACCTTTCCATGCAGTAGCATTTTTGCCGGTCTTGCCTGTTCTCGATATAGACATTTTATTCCTAGTAGCTATAGAATGTTTTTTATGATACATACTATTTTTAGGACCAGATGTATCTCTAATTTTTATAGCATTTTGATATTTTTCTGAATTTCTTACAGCATTTCCATGTTCTTTCTTTTTTTCATCAGTCCAAAATGCTTTAGTTCTTTGAGGAGGATGATTTATGGGAACTATTTTTCTATAACATGGCTGGCATATATCTATATGAGATTGTCTATTTATTTTATTTCCACATTCACACATCATATTATTTCTACAGGGTCCACATATTTCGTATCCACATCTTATAGAATCTTCTTTTAATTCATTATTACAGCTGCGTATTTCACATTTCATTTTTATCTCCTTGAATATAATAAATATACTCAAGAGAGACAAATGAATCAATCGGCCAGAGAATCTTCGATCATAGTAACCTCCTGTTTGTCTTTATTTTTAATAAAATAGCAATCAGATTTAATCTAGAAGCAGTTTTTTATTCTCTGTTAATGATTGCTCTTTTATAATTCCAGTACCTAAGCAATTAGGACAGATTTCAATCTTTTCTTCTAGTTTTATTACTTTCTTGCCTTCACAGATCTTGCATATGATCACATCTGACATGTCATTTTTCCCTCATTAATATGATGATTTTATCTAATCTTACTACAGTATTTTCAATCACAGTCATGAATTGCTCTATAGTTTGTTCAATGTTTTCTATATCTTCTTTATTATATTCTTTTTCTAAATTTTTGAATATAGTATATAGCCTGAGTACTTCAATTTTAACTTTGTCTTTATTTCTCATTTTTAATAGTTATGTAATACATTGATTATAACTTCATCAGGTAGATTGTCCATATAGATAAAATAGTTGTTCTGAACCACAGATTTTACAAACTGAAAACCATAGACATTTTCTACTACATTTTTAATTTTAGCTTCACCATATTCCATTGGAATGACTATTATTCTTTTATTTGTTATGCTTGCTTGTAATATCTTCCATACCAAATCTGGTCTTGTTTTGAACGTTCCAGTATATAGAATTTCAAAATTATCTCCCCACACTTTCTCTGTCAAACTATTTCTCCAACTAAGTTTGTTCTACAACTTGATTGTTTGCTACTTTCCATTGTTCAGCTGACAAAATGATATCACTTGTTTCATCATCTATTCTCATGTTCAGAGGCCAAATACTTTTACACTGATTAGATTTGCCATCTTCAGTTTCTATCCATACAGTGCCCTCTATTACAGAATCTGGCAAACTATTTAGACAGTTTTTTAGCTGTCTAATTGTGATTCCATTTGAATTTTCTAGTTTTTTGATCTCTTCCATTTTAACACTCGAATGAATTTCTTATGAAATGTATCAGATATTCTTTACTAGCTCCTTCAAGCTGCATTTCTTCTGCTTTATCAAGTATCAGTTTAAAATGTGGTCCTGGCTTAATTCCAAGAGTAATCAGATCATTTCCAGTTACAAGTCTTGGTGCATTAATCTTGTCTTCAGTAAAATCAGGTTCTGCAAGTTTTGCAACCAGAAATTTGTAATAGTTATAAACAATTTTGATGCAAAAGTAAATAAAAAGATGCTTCCCATATAAAATAAATATATAAGAAACATCACTTTAAAACATCTGTCTAACAACTAAACAATCTTGAAACCATCTACAGAATATCTAGAAATTCTATTAACCTCTTCTTCTTCATGTTTCTCCATCTGATTCAAATAGAAAGCAAATCTCTCTTCTATATGCTCGTTCAAATCGTAAACTTTATCAGAATAAACTTTCAAATCTGCTGCTTTCTTCTTTGATTCTTCAAAATTCTCGACATGTTTAGATATAGCATCTGTCCACACTTTAGGAGCTGTAACACTTACTGCCATGTTTTCAAATCTTAGTTTATCGGGAACAGTTTTCCAGAAGTCATGATAACCTCCATAATTGCTGAATACTGGGACTGCTCCATAATACAAAGATTCTATCAGCTTTATCTCTGATTTGCACTCGCTAAATGTATTATGTTCTACATATGCCAAAGATATATCAAACAGAGTATAGAATTTAGCATATTCTTCTAGAGGCAGAGCATCAAAAATTTTTATTCTCTTTGGATCAATACCTGAATATAGTTTCTCTACTCTGTTTCTATAAGTCAAGCTCTTGTCTTGCAATTCCATTTCTCTGAATTTAGCCTGACCATTCTCGTCATATTGTATTTCTACTTGTGAATCTTTCAATGCCATACCAGCAAGCACAAATACAGTCTGTGGATATCTGTCATGTATGACTTTTAGAATGGAATACATTTTTCTCAGATCTTCAAAATGACTTGTAAGACCTGCCCAGCCAATAACAATTTTATTGTCAGTTGAAGGAAACCATTCTGGTAACATTTGCTGTCTAGTATCAGAAATATTTAAATTCCATTGTGGCAGTTGCCAGTCAAACATATTTCTGATTATATGCACATTCTTATTGAAATTTCCAAATGTTTTACATAGTTTCTCAGTAGTAGTTGTAATAGCATGACTCTTGCTTAGAGAGTGAATGCTCATTTGATCTTTTTTGCTTGCATCAATTATGTTGCGATGATATCGATTCCATATCATCTCTTATGGTCACCCATAAGTTCAGACTATTTCTTGTGCTATATTCAAAAGCACCTCTCTGTTTCAGCTTCTCTTGAAGCTTACATTATATAGTCGTTGCACTATCTGTGTTTCAAATATTCAGCTATTATGCTGATTACTGCAATAAGAGATATTACAGATAAAGCATATATTAAAATATACTTTCCAAATAGCTCAGAGTTTTCTCAGTGAGATTTTCTCTGAATTAAGAGAGTTTTTATTATGTGAAGCAATTTAATACCACACATCACGCATCAATTATGTTATCTTAGAAGTTCTTTATCTTCTAATTCTGATAATTTTATTCTTATCAGTTCGGACTATATCATCAGTATTGAAATACTGTCTCTTTTTCTTGGATATTTCTATCTAGTCTCTGAACCTTCTATTTTATCAATAGTTTAGCTGCTGATTAGCATTTCAGCTTTCCAGCAATTTAAGAGATTTTTCATTGAATTATTCAATGCCCCAATTTTTATTCAGGGTGCGTTCTTGGTAAGTTGAATTCATTATCTATTTATTTGTTAACTGCAATTTCTTTTATTATAGTTGCAGATCGGACTATTTCATCTAGTTCTATGTCTAGTCTCTGAACCTTCTATTTATATAGCTTGGCTGCAGATTGTCTCTGTCTGAGATATCCCTGCAATTTATAGAATTTATTGTGGACAATATTTGAATTCTAAAAACTTAATCCACATCATGACAGACCCAAGCAGATTTCTCTGTCTTCGGCCACATGTTTACTGCTGATAAAAAATGTGAATGTAAATTTCCACATCTGTGCATTATTATTCCATCTGCTAATTTGAGATGATTCGGTTGTCATTTATGTTGCGGAATTTATTCGCAATAAGCTGCTGAAAATAATATGCATGGTTTCTTAACTTTTATATTGATTTCTTCGAAGCTATAATCTCTAAAAGTATGAAAATTAAATTCATCTTCATTTCCAAAAGATCTTTTTAGTGTTGCTTTAGCCTCTTCTAAATCTTTTGCTGCTATAAAAATTATACTAAGTGAATAACCTTTACATGCTTTTACTTTAAAATATTTCATAATAAATTCCTCTACAATTTTTTATATTGTTGTAGTTCGGACTATCACATGATCTTATAATATACTAAGCTGCTACCATTCAATTTTACCAGATTTACGAACTAATTTGTTGCCATATAGAGTAACTACTAATACATCTTCTAATACTTTATATGTTCTTTGTGCAGCGTTTGATTTAAATAATTTCTTAACAGAAGCTGCTTGTTTCTTAGTCATATATCTGTAATTCACCATAAGACCTCCAAGGTTTAGTCTCTTCTACTGCATTTTCATGCTTGTAGTTTGTTAGCTTTAATTATGTTTCTAATTTGTTTTTTGTCTAATTTATCAGAAGATATTACGCATCCAAAATCGCTAGTATTTTTAGTGTCAGGATGTTGATAAATGTGTAATCCAAATTTGTATTTTAAAACATGTTCTAATATCTCTATGTAGCTCATTGGACCTCCTGCAATTATTTCTTGATTCATAGTCAAAGCCTTTCAATTTAATTACTTAAGATTCTCATTTCTATATTGCTATAGAATGATCCACATTGTCTAGATTTTCAGTATAAACTAAATTTATCTCATCTCTAAAATTCTTCCACAGTACTCTCATCGGTTCAAAGATTCTGAAATATGCTTTCATGTTAGCTACAATTTTTGATATAGTTGTAGTTCGGACTATCATATGATCTTTATGCTTTACCAAGTCTCAGGATCATTTCTATAAAAGTGTACAAATGCTAAAAATATTATAATACATCCTAGTGGTAAAATTAAACATTTTAGATCTCCAATCGTTTAGTCTCTCAAGCTGCAAAATTGTTTATAAAGCTTCCTGTCTTGATTAAAATATACTTTTTCTATTGAAAGCTCTACTAAATTATAAATATATGCACACTTTCTATTATCTTTGGGACATCCTGGATCTTCTGCTTCTAAATATATAAGAGGAGAATATTTATCTCTATATATTTTAGCAATTTTATAATCCCAACTTTTGAGCTGTCTTACCTGAACTTCAACCCAAAAAGGCATGTACCTATAGTTCATCATGTTTTGCTTGCTCCTTGTTGTCTGATTTCTATGATCAGATATTCAAGTGATTAGATTAGATTCTCATTCTATATTATTAGAATGACACCATTTAAAATGTTCCAGTTTCTGCTTTATGTTAATCTCTAATTTTTTGTATAGTTAGAGTTCGGACTATCATATGATCTTTACAGATTATTAAAATCAAAACCTTCTCCTTTATAATTCTCTGTACAATATGTCGCAACGAATATTAAAAGAAAAATTATTATTCCGCCCATAAAAATCTCCAATCGTTTAGTCTCTCAAGCTGTATTTAAACTTGTTCCTTGTTGTCTGAATTTTATTCAGATATTCAAGTGATTAGATTAGATTTTCATTCTATTGCTTATAGAATGCCGCCAGAATTTAACGGAGTGCTAAAAACGATACAGCGCTTAGATCGATCGATGCTAGATGGATTAGTGAACATTTGTTTCAACTTGTTTCTTTCTTCAGCATTTTTATAGTTCAAATGCTCTTCTACATTTTCTTCTGTAATGTTAGTTCTCCTTATTTAAATGTTTAACATCTATTTATTTTATAAAACAAAAACAAAGCAATTTAAACTGCTTTGTTTTTTGCTGAAATATGATGCCGCTACATCTATTTCGTTACTACATCTTCTCTTGGAAGATAAGCTATTTAACTTCTACTTCTACTTTATCTACTGGTTTTGGAATTTCATCTGTAAATTCTGTGATTGAAATAGAATCTAAATCTACTCTGCACTTACCTTGCAGAATCAGTTTCAATTTTGTTGCAGATTCTCCACACAGCATTCTACAATCATTACCAAATTGTACATATAGAAAATCATTATTTACGTGAGCATTTGTAATCTTGTTTAAGTCTAATATAGAATCATTGACTTTAACAAAATAAGGTTTAGCATTATCGACCAATATCTTCAATTCATCTACTACTCTATTAAAATCTTTATTCTGTGATTTAATATCTATGTTTTGTTTAATGATAGTCTCATCTAGCTGCTGATTAACTGATTTCTGATTTTTGAGTTCTAATTTTATCTTTTCTAATTCTTCTTTCAACTGTTTTACATCTTCTTTCTTTTTACCCAACATTTGTAAGTTCCTTTTTAAACAATATTAACTGTTTTATTTAGTAGTTCTTTTTAATTTATTAGCAATTGCTCCGTAATATTTTTCAGCAATACCATTAACTAATATAATTTCTATATTCTCTTCATCTAATACTTTATTTGATTTCACTGTGCATATTTTATTTAAATCTATTGTATTGTCTTCTACTGACACGAAATGGTTCTCATTCTTACAAGTTATTAATTTCAATTCATCTATCACAGCATATAATGCATCAAATTCTTTTTTAGATAACTCTTTTTCTTTTAACCTATTCTGTAATTCTTTTATAATGTCAGATTGTATTGCAAATAGACTATTCACACGCTTCAGTTCTTTTTCGATACTTAACAGATCTTCTTTTAATATTTCGATTTCTTCGTTCTTGTCGCTTTGTCGCATAAACAGCATATGTATTCTCCTCTAAATAGTGTTCACAATTGCTTTATAGTAGTTGTTTGTATCCTTTCTGATAAAAATTTTGTATTTGTCTCTATAATTATATATTGTCTCATCTTGATCTGATACTCTTCTAGCTTTACCTTGAAACACATGAACATTAATTTTTTCCAAAGCAAATAGAGCTGATTGATAACTCATAGGTCCAGACTGCACTTCTTTGTCATTGACTTTAAAAAGTGTAAGTTTTGCATCTCCTCTCATCAGTTTGAGAAGAATTAGATCTGTGATTGCTTCAGATAAGTTCAATCTATTTCTTCTCTAATTCATATACAGAAGTTATGCAATAAGCAACAGTTCTATTTGTTTGCTGTCCCATTGCTCTAAAATCTGTGTCTACATGTTTTACACTGTATCCAGAATGTCCTTTTTCTCTCAGTACTCTTGGAATATCTTTTGCAATTTCATCCATCTCATCTTGCATGCTCTTCTGAGTATCTGTATAGTTTGCCGGAGCATACCTCTGAGTCTTTAAAAGCATTTTAGATCCTTCAAACTTCACATTTACTTCTGGGATCTTTGCTACATAGTTTCCGACAGTTTCTATAGCATCTCTGACACTAGTATCTTTGACTCTGTTTGGAGACTTGTCATATACATCTCCTACAGCTTTTCTGACATCTTTTTTGATATTGTAGTCATCTTTTGGTATGAAATCTGCTGCTTTTTTTGCTGGCATTTCTATTTAAGCTCCATGTGTGAATCTGTTTCTTTTAAATATTCTTCTACTTCAAAATAGTGAGGATTAAACTTTTTAAAACAATCTCTGCACATACCTAATATTGCGTAATATTCAGAGTCATCTGCATCCATCAGTTTATTGCATCTTATATTGGTATCAGGATCTAGACATGTGCAATACCATTGCCTGATATCTGAATCTTCACTTTTTCTTTCAATTAGTTTGTAACCTGATTTTTGTGTTACAGTTTTCATTTATCTGATTTTTCTAATGGGAAGAATTTGCCTTCGTCTAAGTGGTTTTTTCTAGTACATTCTTCACAAGCTCCAAACTGACTAAAAAATTGTGCTGACCATCCCGTCAGTAGATTACCACATTTTTTACCATGTTCATCGACTCTGTCGCAAAAAACTGGAGAAATAGGTTTGTGATTTTCTTTTATAGTGCTCATGTTGCTGTGCCATTTTTTTGTTTTATTTATTGGCAATCCTTGAAAGTTTTCCATTTGCTATCCTTTTTTAAATCTTCATAGAACAATATATAATATATGTTTTCTAAATTATATTTTTCTAGAAAGTTTTTTATTTTAATTTTATTACACTCTGTTAAATATCCTTTGACTTCTTCTATTCTTATCAAATTATCATTCTCATCATAAATAAAGAAATCAGGAGTATATGTAGTTCCTTCTAATCTATATGTTATTTCTTCATACTTCCAGTTTGCAGATATAGAATCTAAAAATTGAGCCCTCTCTAATTCATAAGAAGATTTCAAATAATAATCTCTATATTCACTTTTTATATATCGATTTTTTATATTTGGGCTAACTTTTCTGCTCTGAACTATCTTAACATTTCTATCGAACCACATCTCTTCAGCTTTTTCAACACCATATTCAGCTATCCACATATCTTTTACTGATACACCAAACATCCCATTCATAGAGCCAGTTAAACTCCAAGTTCCATTTTTCTTTTTACTTTCTTCTGATTTTGTAGTAATTTTTATCATAGTTTCTTTAGAATGGCGATGTCCAGTCATAGGAGGTATCTGTTGCAAACGTTTATCACGTCTTTCTTTTGAATCATAGACATGTTTTTTACAATATCCGTATTTATTCGGATTAATCCTTTTATTACAGCCTTCATGTTTGCATATTACTTTTCTGTCATCAAAATATTTTCGCTTTCCATAGTTTGGACCATGGTGTCCTATACAAATGTAACATCTCAAAACTTTATTACTAACGATATTATTCAGACATTGATTGCAATATTTATCTATATTGCTACAATATAAGCAGAAACTATATTCTTCAAATTGCATAGAGCGTTTATTACATTTGCTACATTCTCTGATAATTTCTTGTATCATTTATCCTCTCCAACTAAAGTTAAAGGGCTTCAGCTGAGTTGGCAGCTAATTAAGAGGTAATTAATCTCAAGCCCTGGTTATTATTTTTATTCTTCAGGTTTTGCTAGTTTTTAAATTTTTCTTCCAACCTCTAGTTTTTCTGATAGGAAGTCCAAGCTCTTCTGCTATATTATTTTTTTTCATACTCTTCTTTCTTCGAATGTTGTGTATTTTGGAAATCTTTTATAATCTTTGTTCATCTTGTAGTCATTATACCACCAACTCTTTATTTCTGTATTCACTCTATCTAGTCCATGTTGCTCTACATATTCTTTAAATCCAAAATTGTCTTTGAACCCATCATAGCTACTCTTCATATCCATAGATCTAAATACTTCTGCAATCTTTGTGATAGTAGCTTTTCTATCTCTTTTTTGTAGCATAGCAAGAGCTATATAAGCTAGTTCAGAGAAAGAGTTAGTTTTAGTAGATTCATTTAGAATATTTTTTAATTTCATATATTAAATTTAATCAATCTCAATGTAAAAGTAAACAGCTAAATATCTATGCATGTACATTTCCAAATTGTGGAGTCCATACAAAAGCTCTGAATGCAGATGCTGAACCTGTAAATCCACCAGCATTATAAATTCTAATCCATCTATATGCACCATTCCCTACGTATGCAGAAGCCGTAATATCTCCAACACTAATCCAGTTTCCTTCAAAATCTGTAGCAGAAGCAGAAGCTTGATTAAATCCAGATGCATTGCTTGTAGGTTTGAAGGAGAAATTAGTTGGATGAACATAGTGCCCAGCCTTTGCTTCGTCAAATGGATTGCTATTATTTACTTGCAGAATGAATGTTGTTCCAGATGCAGGTGCAGCTGTTCCATTTGGAATTATCATTGTCCAAGCATTTGTATTAATATATGCAAAATTTGTTGCAGTATTTGTTGATTGCATGATATTGGCAGACAGTGATTTTGCAGAAACATCGTCAATAATTCCACCACCTGTAGAAGATCCAGTCATTAATGCAGACACTGCATCTACTATAGCTCCACCTGTTGGAGATACTAAACTAAAACTGATATCATCTACATAAGAAGTATTAGTTATTCCATTTAGAACAAAGTTGAAATCATCTAATATTACACCGCCAGTTACAGATTGTTGAGCTAATGTAATAGAATCTATTTGAGCTGTTGGACCATTTACTTTTACGAATGTTCCAGTAACTGTATCAATATAAGCTGTTACAGAATTGTCTGTAGATTCGCCAAGCCACACCCAAACTGTTGAAGCAGTATTAGCCCAAGTCAGAGATAATTTCTCATATGCAGCTGTTACAGTAGAAGTTGTACTTGCTTGCCAGTTAGTTCCCCCTGAATTGGGTCCTACTCTCATTACTACTTTACCTGCTGTTGGTCCTTCTACATATACAAATGCAGATACAGCATAATCAATACTTGTAGAT